CCGGAAACTGGGTGCCAATCGGGACTGAGAGGATAAGTAAAGGCGGTTATGTGGAAATCAAAGTTCAGGCCGGTAAGTTAAACAAAAACTGGAAACCAAAACACGTTTATATCTGGGAACAGCACAATGGACCTGTGCCGGCCGGCCATGTAATCATTTTTGGTGACGGTGATAACCGTAACTTTGACCCGGAAAACCTGTTATGCGTTTCCCGGGCCCAGCTGGCACGATTGAATCAGCAGAGGTTAATAAAAAATGATGTGGAGCTGACAAAAACAGGTCTGCTCATCGCAGACATCCGCAACAAAATCGCTGAGCGGAAAAGGGGACAAAAAAAATGTATATCAGACAGTTAACCGATGAAGAGAAATCAAAAATTAAGGCCGTTAAAGATAAAGCAAACACAGCAATTCGTGATAAAAGAAAAGCTTTGAGAAAAGAAATAAAATGCTTGGGCAGCCCATATTTAGCCCGTGAATCAGCTAAACAATTGGAAAAGTTGAAGAATGTCACTGGATACCCTGTGGTCTTTGAGCTTGATGGCAGCCAGGTGATTTTGGATTACAGCAAAGTCAAAAAACTCGACACAAACCTTGACCCCAGGACCTGGACCAGGCAAGTCTGCATCAGAAACAAGCAGTTGACTGTTAGGTATCACAAAAACTTCCACAAAGGTGTTCTTACATTGAACGAATTACCGGAATACCAAACCTCGCTGCTCCAGGACCTGCCTATAGTTAAGATAGAGGAGGAATACCAATGGCCCGAAAACCGCAAACGCCTTCAACACATACCTAACTGGAATAAACCCGGGAATGAGATTGTCGCAGATCCGGCTGCAAGAGAAGCCTTTCAAGCTTTGCATCAAATGATGATGAGGTGACAAACTTGAGCACTGCACCTAAGCTGAAAATCCGTTTCGATGGCCCAGTCACCATAGCGGTGGGCCGCAGCCGGAAAGAAACCAACTGGAAGAACCGGGAGATGCTCTGGTCTGAACTGGTCTCCCGGTTCAGCCAGACCACCCGGACAGCTGAGACCTACGATGAATACGTGAAAATGCCTAAAAGCCAGCAGGACGCGATTAAGGACGTCGGGGGTTTCGTGGGAGGTACTCTAAAAAGCGGCCGGAGAAAGCTGGAAAACGTGGTCTGGCGCCAGCTCCTGACGCTGGACATTGACTACGCCAAAGGGGACATCTGGGCCGCTGTGGAGACAATGTTCTGCCATGCTTGTGTTATGTATTCGACCCACAAACACCGACCTGGAAGTCCGCGCCTGCGGTTGGTGATGCCTTTAACCAGGCCTATCACTCCCGATGAATACCCGGCCGTAGCAAGGCGTGTTGCAGCGGACTTCGGTATTGACTTCTTCGACGACACTACCTATGAGCCCCATCGCCTGATGTACTGGCCCAGTACTCCCCGGGACGGGGAGTACCTCTTTAAGTATCTGGATGAGCCCTGGCTTGACCCTGACAAGATCCTGGCCCGGTATCCGGACTGGCGAGATCCGTCATACTGGCCGGAATCATCCAGGGTGGAGGCGGCCAGAAAGAAGCAGGCGGAGAAGCAGGGGGACCCGTTGACGAAGCCGGGGATGGTGGGGGCCTTCTGCAGGACGTACACAATATCAGCAGCAATAGAAACGTTCTTATCCGATATATACGAGCCGGTCGGGGAAGGCAGGTATACATATCTCCCGGGGTCCACCGTGGCCGGCCTGGTGGTTTACGACAACGACACGTTTGCCTTTTCGCACCACGGCACGGACCCTGTAAGCGGTAAACTGGTTAACACCTTCGACCTGGTACGGCTTCACAAGTTTAAGGACTTGGACGATGAAGCTGAACCAGGCACACCGGTGGCAAAGCTGCCATCATACCTTGCCATGCTGGACCTGGCGAGGAAGGATGAGGCAGTCAAGATGACCATAGGGCAGGAGCGGCTTGCTGAAGCGCAGGCCGAGTTCGAAGGCCTGGAGGGGGATGCGAGCGCCGGAGACAACAAGTGGCTCACGAAATTAGAGACGGACCGGAAAGGCCGGTACCAGGTCACCATTGATAACGTTGTCCTAATTCTCGAAAACGACCCGCACCTAAAAGGGAAGATAGGCCTGAACGAATTCTCCCACGGGCCGGTCATCCTGGGAAACGTGCCCTGGAGGAAGGTTAAAAACACCCTCGACGGCGACCTCTGGCGGGATAGTGATGACGCAGCCTTGCGGCACTATATTGAAGCGGTTTATGAGATTTCAGGCCCTTCAAAAATTAACGACGCCTTGGCAATCGTCCAGGAGAAGCACCGGTTCCATCCAATTCGGGATTATCTGGATTCACTGAGCTGGGACGGCCTGCCCAGGTTGGATACCTTGCTGATTGACTACCTGGGCGCTGAGGATACGGAATACGTCAGGACGGTGACGAGGAAGGCATTTACAGCGGCCGTGGCCCGCATATACCAGCCCGGGGGGAAGTTCGATTATATGATAGTCTTGGTAGGCCCGCAGGGGATAGGGAAGAGTCTCATCCTTAAGCTGTTAGGCCAGCGGTGGTTTTCTGATTCACTTACCACGGTCCAGGGGAAAGAGGCTTATGAGCAGTTACAGGGGACCTGGTTAGTTGAGATGGCGGAGCTGTCGGCAACGAAGAAAGCTGAAATTGAATCAATTAAACATTTCATCTCCAAGCAGGAGGACATTTACCGGGCGGCCTACGGCCGACGGGCATCCAAGTTCCCACGCCAATGTGTATTCTTCGGGACTACGAATGACCAGGAGTTCCTGCGGGATAAGACCGGGAATAGACGGTTTTGGCCCGTGGACGTTGGTGTAGAAGAGTGGAAGAAAAGCTTGTGGAAGGACATGGACCAGTTTGAAATCGACCAGATTTGGGCTGAGGCCGTACAGGTATGGAAGGATGGGGAGAGACTCTACCTGGAGCCGGACATGGAAGCTGAGGCGATGCAGAAGCAGGAGGAGCACACCGAAGAAAGCTCCAAGGCCGGCCTAATACGTGAATATCTGGACACGCCCCTGCCTGAAGACTGGACGAACCTGGACATCGGAGCCAGGCGCCGGTACCTGCATGGAACTGATTTCGGAGAAGCCCCGAAGGGCATTGTTCGGAGGGATCGAGTGTGCGCTATAGAGATATGGGTGGAACTTTTTGAAGGGGACCCGAAACAGTTTGGCCCGATACAGGCCAGGGAGATAAACGACATCCTCCGGCGTACTCCTGGGTGGATGTACCATAAAAATAAGTTAAGATTTGGAAAAATTTACGGTACTCAGAGAGCTTTTATAAGAACAGACAGCGTGCCCAAAATGCCCAAAACATCTGTTACCAATGTACCCAAAAAAAACTAAAAGTTTCTATAAGAATGAACATTATAGAGTTTTTTCAGTGTACCCAATGTAACCATAAAAAACGAAAACTTTCTATAAATATAGGATTTATAGAATCTAGTGTGCCCAAAATGCCCAAAATGCCCAAAGCCATTTTAGCTTTGGGCACGGCTCAAACCCTTGTGGCTCTAAGGTTAAGGTTTAATGTACCCAAAATACCCAAAATATTCTTATAGAGATATATCAATTATAGAAATTATAGAAATTATAGAATATACACGCGTACTCTATAAATTCTATAAACGCTATATTACAGAAAGTTTAAGCCAAAAAATTTTTGGGCACATTGGGCACACCTAAAAATTGGAAGTGGTTAAAATGTTGGAATCTCAAATCGAAAGAGCATTAATAACTGAAGTTGAAAAACACGGAGCGAAAGCAAGAAAGTTCGTTTCTCCGGGATGGGCAGGAGCGCCGGACAGGATTGTTCTACTCCCTGGCGGCAGGGTTGTGTTTGTGGAGCTGAAAACGCCTAAAACAGTTATGAGACCGCTCCAGAAGAAACGGAGAGCAGAATTGACAGGTTTGGGTTTTTCTGTATACGAAATAAGGTCTTTGTCAGAAGTTAAAAAATTCATTGCAGAGGTATTTCAGGAATGCGATTTAAACCACACAGCTACCAGAAAATAGCGATACAAAAAATACTTGATTTACCAGCAACTGGGTTATTTTTAGACATGGGTTTAGGGAAAACCGTCTGCACTCTGACAGCGATTGATGAACTGCTTTATGACAGATTTGAAATCTCCCGGGTACTGGTGATCGCGCCGCTGCGGGTAGCTGAAGATACATGGAGCCGTGAGGTTCAGAAGTGGGACCACCTCCGGCACTTGAAAACAGCGAAGGTTTTAGGTACGGAAAAACAGCGTGTTGCGGCCCTTGCAAGTAAAGCCGACATCTGGGTCATAAACCGGGAGAACGTGGAGTGGCTGGTCAATTTCTACGGTAAGAAGTGGCCTTTTGACATGGTGGTAATAGACGAGCTGTCCAGCTTCAAGTCAAATAGGGCTAAACGGTTTAGAGCCCTTCGAAAGGTCCGGCCTTTAATAAAACGGGTTGTCGGGCTGACCGGTACGCCGGCGCCCAATGGCTTGATTGATTTGTGGGCGCAAATTTACCTGCTGGACCAAGGAGAGCGCCTTGGTAAAACAATCACCGGTTACCGGGACCGTTATTTCAACCCGGGGAGACAGAACCGGACGGTGATTTACGCCTGGGAGCCGAAGCCGGAGGCTGAAGAAACCATCTACAAAAAAATATCGGACATCTGTGTGAGTATGAGGTCTGAAGATTGGCTGGAGCTCCCGGAGCGGATTGACAATGTTGTCTACGTCCAACTGCCGCCGGCCGTGAAAGATTTATACAGGCAGTTAGAAAAGGATTTACTCCTACCCTTTGCTTCCGGCGACATAGTAGCGGATACGGCGGCGGTGCTGTCAAACAAACTCCTGCAAATGGCCAACGGTGCAGTGTATGACGAGAATAAGGTTGTCAAGGAACTACATGACGTAAAATTGCAAGCACTGGAGGGCATCGTTGAAGCGGCAAACGGTAAGCCGGTCCTGGTGTTCTACGCTTACCGGCATGACCTTAGCCGGCTCCAGGCCTGGTTTAAAAACGCCAGGACCTTGAGTACGGCCAGGGACATCGAGGACTGGAATACCAGTAAAATACCTGTTCTGTTGGCGCATCCGGCTTCAGCCGGCCACGGGTTGAACCTTCAGGCCGGGGGCAACATTATAGTTTGGTTTGGGCTCTCCTGGAGCCTGGAGTTGTACCAGCAGGCAAATGCCCGGCTGCACAGGCAGGGGCAGGGTAAAGCAGTAATAGTTCATCATTTAGTTGCGGAAGGTACGATTGATGAGGACGTTATGAAGGCCTTGCGGCAGAAATATGCGGGTCAGGACGCTTTACTCGAAGCAGTGAAGGCCAAGGTGCAGAAGTATAAACAGATGATAGGGGGTGGCGTTGTTGGGTAAAGATGTGATTCTGCATTGTCCGCGCTGTCAGGAGGTTATGATTCGTGAGCCAGGCTTCTGGCGCTGTCCCCGATGCGGGGGTGAGTTCTGGGATGATGAATCGCGGCTACGGGAGATGGAATCGCAGGAGATGGAAAGGCAGATGCAGGAAGCGTTGAGGTTGCAGGCCAGGTGGTGCTTAGGACAGAAGTACACGGAAGTCTTGCCTGCGGGGCCAACGGATCCAAGGAAAAGAGGTAGTCACAGCTCTAGTAGGAGAAAGAAGAAAAAGCCGGTGCCGAAACTTTTGATGATTGAGCGGTATTTACTAAATTAAAGGCTTGCAATTTGACAAAATACAGTTTATACTTATAATAGTTACCTGTCACTATTGACAGGTATTTTCCATATTACCAAGGAGCCGCCCGGGAGGGCGGCTTTAGTTATTGGCGGCCCGGCTAATTGTCGGGAGTGAAATTACAGGGGGCGGGCGCAGATAAAACATAAAGAAACTAATCCCTTTTACAAAACACCTGCCTGGCGGAAATGCCGGAAGGCTGTCCTGGCAAGGGATAACTACATCTGCCAGCACTGCATTCGGGAGAACAAAATCACTCCTGCCGATGTGGTACATCATATCAAGCAACTGGAAGAATATCCGGAGTTGGCGTTGGACCCTGATAACCTGGTAAGTCTATGTAATCTATGCCACAACAGGGAACATCCGGAGAACCCGCACTTTGCTAAACTGCGTAAGAGGATTATCGTTGTGCTTGGTTATCCGGCAAGCGGTAAGACTTCGTATGTCGAAAGCATAATGACGCCGCAGGATATAGTGCTTGACCTGGATAGGTTAGTAACTGCAATGACGTACAGGGACGGGCATGATAGGACTGGTAGCGGATTTCATGCGGTAAAGATTGCCAATGACATGATAAGTCAAGTGATAAAAGACGTCAGATATAGAGGTTATGCATTTGATACGTTGTACATTATCCGGACCAGGTTGACTGATGAGGAATTATCGTCACTTCGGGCGGCCAGGGCAAGACTGTTATGGCTGGACGTGGATAAGGATACTTGTGTTGCGAGAATGAAGGCGCAAGACCGGGAGGAAATTGCTGTCGTGGCTTTTGAGAAGTGCGATGAGTTCTTGGCAAAACATGGCAGGCGGTTGAGAAGGATAGCCCCCCTGCCTTTGGAGTTAACGCCGCCAGCCCGGTGACCGGCGGCCGCAGCTTCGCTCGCAACCCGGATGCTTCCCCCCGTGCGAGCCGGGTTACATAATATCAGCAAACAAAAGAGGTGCGACGAGTAAATGAGAGACCATCCTAAGAAGCACATTACACACTACGACGCCCGGAAATTATTTTACACATTGATCGAGGAGCTCCAAAGCTCTGACCGCCTCAACAAACAGACCTTCCGGATTGTGGATGACATGGTGCTACTGGAACAAATAAAACAGAAGTGCTATGAGGATGTCATTGAACGCGGGGTCATGGAGCTTTTTGAAAACGGCAAACAAGTGATGTACCGGGAAAACAAATCTGTTGACAAGATACTCAAAATTGTGGAACAGCAGCGCAAGCTACAGGCAGAACTCAAGTTGACGCCGGCTTCAGACAAGAAGGTGTCTAAGGCGGTGGAGACGGATGACGGCTTTGACAAATTCTAAGAAACAGCAGAAAAATGGTAAGCTGCTGACCACAGAATACGCTAAAGATGTTGTCGTTGGCAGACTAACGGCCTGCCGCAAGGTTAGACTTGCCTGCCAGAGGCATCTTAATGACTTAAAACGGGCCGGTACAGAAGGTTTCCCGTACATCTTTGATCCAGAACGGGCCTACCGCCCGATTAAATTCATAGAAGAATTCTGCAAACCATCCCAGGGCGACTTTGCAAAGATGAAACTTCTCCCCTGGCAGCACTTTGTCGTCGGTTCCCTATTCGGTTGGGCGC